CAGAAGCTTTTCCTGGATTGATGATTGACGAATGGATAATGTCGGTTACTCCCTCAAGGCGATTGTAATGTTCATCAGGAATGAACGAAGCAGGTTGTAGCATACTGGCGACTAAACCAGAACACCTCTTCTTCTCGCTGCCCGTGGGATTGCGCTTAATGCTACCTACGCGTTTAGCATACAACTCCAGGTGTTTCTCCAGCGACTTACGCTCGTCTTGTGGTTCCATTTGAGGGTATTCAAATGCCCCTTCCTCGTACCCGAGGTCCTTAACTCTCTCTTTAAGTTCCTCCAAAACCTGAACGGCTTCAGGTCTGGGTATTGGCACTGATGGTCCGTGCACTGGTTTCAGTCCTTCCACAACACTGAAGCTCTTACTAACTGGCGAGCACTTCGCTTCAGTTTTCTTCTTCGGTTGCGAGAATTTCTTAACCTTCACCACAGCCACACTAGCATTTTCGTTGCGACGATAACGATCATCATCAAAGGTTACATGTCGGCCCTTGGACCTGGTGTCCATAATCATGTCCTCGAAATAATCTTCATCCCGCCGTGAATCACCTGTCAATCCGAAACATTCTACTAAACCCTTGATGTCCCACCCAAAAGTCGCTTCCCCGTTGTCCAGAACGATAGCAAACTTGCCATCTCTCATCTGTTTGAGGTCTACGACACCACCGCGCCATTTATTCTGGCGATAAGCTTCCTTGTAGGAAGCGTCGGCGTAGGTGTACTTCTTGCGGTTTTTCGAATTTGATTCAAGGCCTGTACCTTTATCAATAAGGTACTCTATGTATTCTCTTCGGATTGCCACGTTGTGATCTCCGGCAGCGCATACGTGCATGCCAACCACGCTTCCTCCACAACTCAAGATCGACCCGGAAAAACCCTTTTGGGTGCTGGCCGTGTGATGCAAGGTTTCGTAACCTGAATCTGGCAAAGTTTTACCAGACGCTGCGACCAGTAAGCCATAAGGGGTGAACCCGTGGCTCTGGACTTGCTGCTCATAACGCGACCGCATCTTAGTAGCGGCTTTCGTAAGTCGAATGGACGACCACTGAGCCGGAGTCAACTCTGTAGCGAACGCGTCAACATCGTAGGAGGCAATAACGTTGTTCTCTGGTGAAAAGAAACATTCGTCAGCGCGGAACATATTGGATCGATCGATCTCAAAGTTCCCCTTCTTAGTTGGTTTAATGGAAGCCAAATAGATTTTAGCTGTCGACGCGTACAGAGTGTTACTGCAGTGCCTAGCTGTGACGAGATACTCGTCCAAACGCCAAAACACTCCAAACACCTGAACGTCCTTGTCATCAGTTGTAATCAATATGGCTCCAATGGGTTGCGCCCGGCAAGGAAAATACTCCGAGTTCGGCATAGCCATCTCATCTTGATGGAGGCAGGTCTCTTCATCAGCTGAAAGCACGAGCTCACGTCCGTTAATACGTACGCGATACTCCATGCCTTTCTCTCCCAACAGCTGTCCTAGAAACCTATCGGCTTGTTTCACCTTAGGCACTACTAGAGTGTGCTCGAACGTACTTCTACGATACAACCACCAGAATAGCAGAACCATTAGGATCAACTCACCCGCTGCTTTCGCTTCATCAGACATGCCCACGTACCAATCAAAGCTGACCGAAGCCAACAAGTACGTAACCAATCTTCCTACTCTGTCTATGAAACTCAACAGATAGTCCGCCAGCAAACCAAATAGTTTAGCGTGCCTTGAGACCAATTTGTCCCCAACGCTCTGGGCCAAAGCGTTTGGTAGCGAGCCTGAAATCAAGACAGCAAACCAATAGGCTTTCAGGTTGAGAATTACCCTTCGGTGATTTCGCACCACTGTCTTTTCTCTGGACCCGTTGAGGACCCTTTCATCACCAACTTTCCTGATGAGGTAATGGCTAGTCCAAGGGTTAAGTCTGAACCGGCCTTCCGTCGCCAAGAGCATAATGTACTCAGAAACTGGTGCAAGCGTCCTATCAATCACTGAAAACGGCTCAAAAGCCGGTAGAAAGAGGCGCTCTACGCCATCAATTTCTAGGATGATATAGTCCATCTGATCAATGTTGGATTTCGATTGCAACAACAACTCATACAGAGATGCATGTTGTGCCTCAGTCAAAGTCAAACCTCCACAGTACTTCTTGTACTCCGTGTGGCGCATTAACCCGGAGTCGATGTCCCCTTGTGCGTGCTTACGGAACTGCGTCTCTTGCATAGCAAGGTTTAGCCGATGATTGCTGCGCAACGCGTAGCCCTTTCGGGTAGATAGAACGACGGACCTAAGACTGTCCACATCGTCTAAACGCGTGC